CGGGCGTCGCCTCAAAACCCCGATATTGCGTCGTGCCCGCGTTCCCGGCCCGGCCCTCGTGCCGCCCGTGGCGGTCGAAATGCGCCCGCGCCGCCTCGCGCGACACGCCGTAGCCGGACGCCGCCACGTCGGGGTTGTTGGCGAGATACCAGTCAGCATCGAAGGCGTCGCCGCCGTTGTTGAAGACCGGCCGGTTGCCGATCCCAAGTTCAAAGTTGAGCGCCGCCAGCGCGTTTCCGCCCGCGGCGCGATACGGCGCGAAGTCGGCGCGCGTCTGATCGAACATCTGACGTGACACGTCCGCCGCGCGATCCGCCGACCGCGACTGCGCTTTCGCGCCCCGCGAGCCAAGAAGCCCCTGCGCCAGCCCGCCGAGAGCGGCGCCGGCGATTGCCCCGAACATGAGCGCCCCCTTACTGCGACCGGCCGGAGATCAGCAGCGTCAGCGCGGTTGCCGCCGACGCTTCCGCGTGCACGCTCGCATTGGCCGCGATGGCCTGATTGAGCACCGTGTCGAGCACGACGTTTCCGCCGGCCGGCACCGCGAGCGCGTGAACCATCTTGTTCGCGTCCGAGCGCGAGCCGCCGGACGGGACATGCCACAGCGTCAGCGTCGCCGCCGCGCCGGTGACATTGGCGACCGTCGCCGCGTCGATGGTCCTGGTTGCGACCGACTCCGAGATGACGACGCCCGCCGCATTCGGGACGGCGACGTGGCAGAATTGCGCCTTGCTCATGTCCACGTCCCCTTGCTCGCGGTCGCCGCCACGTCGGCCCATTTCCAGAGCCCGAACCACGTATTCGCGAGCACGAGCGACGAGCCCGGCGCGGCCGAATACTGGAACTGCGGGATGAACGTTCCCTCGGCGGTGACGCGCACACCGCCGCGCACGTAAATCTGACAAGCCCCGGTCGTGTTCGCCGCCGTGACGGTGCGGTTCGTCGCGATGGCCCCGGTATCCGCGTTCGTGCTTTCGGCCGTCGCCGCAGTCCCGAGCGCCGACTTGACGCCGCGGCCCTGCCACATGCCGGATTTCGTCGCGGTGCCCCCGAACGACAGCCCGACGCTATGCGAGGTCGTGCCGCTGGCCAGCAGAAGTTGGCCCTCGAAGAAATACGCCCCAATCGGGAGCGTCACCGCGCCGAGCGCCGGGAACCACGGCTGCGCGGCGTTCCCGTTCGCCCCCGCCGTGTTGGCCGCGAGCGCGCGCCAGAACGTCGGGTCCGCAAGCCCTATCGGCTGGCGCGCGTCGAGCGCCGCCTGTAGCCCCGTCACGTCGCCGATGACGTGCGTGTGCGGGCCGCCTGCCCCGCCGCCGCTCCGCACCGGCACCGGCGCAAGGTCGGCGCGCCCGGCCGAGACCGGCACCGGCGCAAGCTCCACCGCCGGCCGCACCGTCACCGCGACAGGCGCGAAGCCCGCCGTCGCCTCGACGGGCGTGGTCCGCGCCGCGTCACCCCCGATGGCGCTGCGGATCGCGTCGAGAAGCGCCATCGCCGGCCGCGTCAGCCGCCCCGCCCGGTCGACGAATTCCGCCTGCGTCGGGACCGGCGGGATGGAGCGGGTCACGACGCCCTCACCCGCGCCCCGTAGATCGCCAGCGGCACCGGGTCGGTGACACGGACGCGCATCTGGAATGACCGCGCCTGCCCGAGCCCCTGCCAGCGCACCCGCGTGTCATAGGCCCCGAGCGCGCCCATCCCGCGCCACCGCTCGCCGCCCCATGTTCGCCCGCCGTCGCGCGAAACCTGGAGCATCATCGACGCCGCCCGCCCGACGTCCGCGGCCCCGGTTCTGACGACAAGCTCAAGCTCGTGCACCGTCAGGTCATCGCCGCCGCGCTCCAACGGCAACGACACCGCCTCGCGCATGATCGGGTCGCCCGCGTCCGTGAGCCCGCCTAGCCGGCACAACCGCCCGTCGTCGGTCCCGAACACCGCGCAGCCGTCGCAGTTGGTCGCCGCCGTCGCCGCCCATGGCCCCGCGTCGATACCCGTCGCGCGCTCGTGCCACGCGCCCGTCGCCACGTCGAACACCCACGCGGGCCGATCCGGGAACCGCAGCCCCACGCACTTGTGGCCTTCCCATGTCCAGCCCATGGCCCGAACATCGGCCGTCGCCGGATACTGCCGAAGCACCGCCTCGACCGCGTGCGTCGACACCCGCGACGGCGTATAGCCCGTCAGGCGGTAGACCACCCGATCATCGCCGACGAAAAAGACGCCGTTGTCCTCCGATACGACGCTCATCGGCCATAGCAGCCCGCGCGCCAGCTTGCCGCCGGACATGCGCGCGAAAGGAAACTCCCCGCCGCTGTTCTGCCAGATTTCGATTGACCGCGTGCCGAATAACAATAGCTCGGAATGATCCGCGTGCGCGCGCAGCAGATAATCGGGCGCGCCTTCCGCGGATGCGAACCACAGCGGGTTGAAGCTCCCCGCCTCGCGGGCCCCGGACACGACGTATTTGTCCCCGTCGCGCTCGGATACCACCGTGTAGCCGTCGAGGCTGGTCACGGTCCCGACCGTGCCGAGCACGCCCGGCGCGATGGTCGCCAGCGCCGTTCCCGACCACACGGCATAGACCCCGCCGGCCGCCGCCGCGATGTTCACGCCGTCCCCGGCCAGCGTCGTCGCCGGATCGTCCGGGACCGCGCCGAGATCGGTCACGCCCGAGCCGTCCGGCCGCACCCGCCACAGCCGCCCGCCGCACGCCGCGTAGATCATGCCGGCCTGCGCCAGCAGCGCCCGCACCGGGCTTCCCGCGGCGAGCGTGGCAAAGGGGGTCAGCCCCGGCGACGGCGCGAGGATGACCGGCCCGCGGCCCCCGTCCGGGAACGCCCGCGGATAGAGGTTCACCAGCCTCTCGCCCGAGAACTCGCCGAAGTCCGCCGTGCCCGCGCTCTGGCGGGCGAAGGCGAGCAACATCAGATGGGCGCCCCGAAGTAGTCGCCGCCAATCTCGACATGCCGCAAGCCGTTCTCAAACCTGCTCGCCTTGGTCCCGGCCGCCGCCAGCCGCGCCAGCCACCCCGCGCCGTCGAGCGCCAGCCGCCGGCCTACGTCCACCCCGAAGTCCGGCGCGATCCGCACCGCAACCGCGGCCTTTGCGCTCTCCGCATAGGCCGCGCCGAGCGTCGGCGCATCGTTCATGCCCTGGTCAGCCCACGGGCCGGCGAACCACCCCGCGGCGACCGCTTCCGCGTGCATCGCGTTGTAGGCCGCGAGCCCAATCGCCGCGACTTCCGCCTCAGGCTCTTCGCCGACGTCGAGGACGGCGAGGCGGCGCAAGGCCCCGGTTACGATGTCGCGAACCGTCGCCATGCGCCGCCCTCCTTAGAAATAGTCGCGGCAGTCTTCCGCCGCGGCCGAAGCGCATCAGTTGGTCTGGCGACGCGCGAGGTAGGGCGCCGTAACCTTCAGCCCGAACAGGGTATCGGCGCGCCAGTAGGACTTGAGCGTGTTGCCGTCCGTCCACTTCGTCACCCGGATCGACGTCCGGTTGCCGCTCGTGGTCGCCGTCTCGACGCCCTGCCCGCTCTCGACCGCGAGCGGCCGGGTCACCATCGTCATGAAGTCGCGATGATAGAGCAGGGACTGTTCGTAGATCGTCCCGGCCGGGTCCGCCGCCTTCTTGCTGACGACGGTGATCGGCGCATCGTCCGCCGGCGCGGCGGTGACCGTCTGATACGGCCCCGTCGTGATGATCGGGGGCGAGATCGTCAGGGTCGCCGGGCCGGTCGACGCCCCGCTGTCCGCCGCCGCAAGGACGGTGAACGTCTGAAGCCGGCCGGTCGAAAGGCGCGAAACCGGGTTGACCTCGAAGACGCCGCCGATGGTGAACACGTCGCCGCGGCGAAGAATGTTCGTCGTCGAGTTGGTCCACCCATCGGTGACGAGCGACTGCGACCACGTGGCCTTGGACACCGCGTAGGTCACATTCTGGTTGGCGCCGTTCACAAGCGGCGTGCCCGTCGCGACGCCCGAGACGTGCCGGGGGATGTGCACCGACCGGAAGTTGTCGAAACCGGCGTAGTTGCCGATCATCGCCGCTTCCAGCGCGGTATTCACCTTGGACCGGCTCACCTGAAGCTGCTTCAGGCTGTCGGCGAGGTAGGCCATGGTCGTATTGCTGTGCGCCGCATAGCGCGGTTCACGCGGCACCGCGACGTCGGACATCGCCGCTTCCTGAAGCGCCAGCGACAGGAAGTCCGCAACGCGGGTTCCGGCCGTGCCGCCGAAGAAATAGATATTGTAGTATTCCTCGGCAATGGCCTGCTCGATCTTGTCTTTCAGTTCGAGCGCCGCCGCCTTGGTGTAGACCTGCACCCGCTCGTCGCGAATGTCGAGCGTCCGTTCCAGCGGGAGCAGCGTGAACTTCGTCGAGAGCGTCTTGTTCATCACGACCGGGACGGTCGCGTCCTCAAGGTCGACGTTGAAGTTGGTAACGTCGAGGTTGTCCTTCTGCGATGTCATCTTGACCGGCCGGCGCACGTTGATCGTGTCGCCGACGGTGCCGTTGAACTCCGACGAGAAGTCGGCGTTGATCGTCTTCGCCAGCGTCATCTCGTTTTCGAGATGGAACATGATGTCCTTGGCGATGATGTCCGGCGTGAGGATCGTATTCGGCATTTCTCAGCCCTCTACTTGCCGCGCCGCCAAGCGTCGTATTCGGCCTGGGTCATTTCGGCGGGCGATTTCGTGACAGGCCCGCCGGCGCCCACGACGGGCGCGACGGGCGGCGGGGCGGACGAGACGACACGGCGCGGCGGGGCTTTCAGGCGCGAGACCATCAGCCCGGCTTCCACGGCGGCGACAGTCGGCGGCAGGGACGCCAGACGGGCGAGATCGCCGGGCGAGCGGGCGAGGTGATAGACCAGCGCCGCGCCGTCCGGCCCAAGGGCTTTGATGCCCTGCGCCAGTTCGGGCGTGATCCGCGTTCCGACCACCTGCACCGCCGCGTCGAAATCCGGCGCGCTCTGCCGGAACGTCTCGACGCTCTCCGTCCAGTAGGCGTCGACTTCGCGGGCGATCTGAGCGTGCGCTTCCCGCGCCTGCTCGGCCGCCACGTCCGCCAGCGCCTCGCGCGCGGCCTGACGTTGCATCGCCCGGTCGTATTCCGCCGGGTCCGCAAAATCGTCGGCCTTGGGCGCGGGCGCGGCGCGAAGCCGGGCCGCATCTTCCTCTGCCTCACGCTGTCGGCGCGCCTTCTCGGCAATCCGCCGCTCGGCGAACTCCCGGTTTCTGCGCCGCTTCTCTTCGTCCGCATCAGCGCCTTCCGGCGCGGTGTTCTGCGGCTCCGGCTGCACGGCCGGGGCGGGGGTGTCCTGCGTCTCCACAGGCGGGGTCGCCGGCGCAATGGCCGGGGTCTTTGTGGCTTCCGCCACGGGCGCAGTCGTCTCGGTCATACCGGAGCCCTCAGACGCCTAAGCCGAACCGCTTGGCGAGGTTGTCCAGAGCGATGCCCTGGGTTTCCGCCTGCGTCTTGGCGGCGCTGGCGAAATCTTTCAGCGCCTTCGCCTCGCTCGCCGGGTCCGGCGGGGGCGCTGACGCCTGCTGCGGCTGCATCGCGGCCTGTAGCCTTTCGGCCAGTTCGTCCGCGCGCGGGAAATCGAGGTTGCTGACGAGAATGTCCCCGCCAACCGCCATGATTTGCGGGAACGCCTCCACAAGCTGAAGCATCGCTCCCGCCGTTTCGGCGCGCTTGCTCTCGTAGCTTGGGCCGGTCCCGAGCTTCATGTCGTAGCGCCCGACCGTCAGGTCGTTGATGACCGACCCATCCGACTGGACGACGTTGACCAGAACCGGCCTCGCCTCCCCGTCGTCGCCAAGGATCGTCACCACGCGCTCGGCGTCGTAAACCCGCGGCACCATGTCGAGAAGCACTCGGCCGACGTGCTCGATGGCCGTCCCGAGGTTGTCGACGTAGATAAACGAGCCGATGTCGCCCTCGCGCTGGCGCGCCATGATCGCGCGGCCCGACGTCTCGTTACCCTGCGCGCCGAGGCTGGCGTCGTAAATGCCCGTCGCCGCCTTCATGTCGTCTCGCGCGACCGCCGCTTCCTGCCACATCGCGGCGGGCGGCTCGATTTGCGTCGCGCGGGACGGCATGGCGGTAGCCGCGTCCGGGTCCGGCTGATAGAGCAGATACGGCGACGGCGTGCGGTTCGCCGCATCCCACATGGCCTTGTAGGGGCCGATCTGGGCCGCCGTCGCCATGAAGGGCGCTTTCGGCGCGAGCGCGACCATCTCGGCCGCGGCCGTGCGCCAATAGTTGTAAAGCCGCTGCGGATCGCGGGCGAACCTCACCAGCCCGTGACGAACGCGCGCCTCGCCGATGTAAAGCTCTTCACCGACTACCGGCACAAGCGGGATGAACCGCGATGGAAACTCGATTTCTTCTTCAAGGAAGTCCCGGCCGTTCAGCACCGACCGGAACACCTTGAAATCGGGGTAGGTCGCTTCGCGCAACACCGTCACGCCGAATGCCGCGTCGCGCTCGATTCGCTCGCGCGCCTTGATCTTCCCGAGGCCCGTTAGATCGACCCGCGTCCCGTCGCTCATGAGCGCGACACGGCGCTTGGTTTCCTCGCGCCGAAACATCTCGACGACGCGGATCGTGTCGCCGGTTTCCCAATACCGGCTTAGCTCGCCCGCCTCGTTGCGGCCCCACTCCGTCGCGTCCGCTTTCGGATACCGCCGCTTGAACGCCCGATCCGACATGCGCCCGGTAACGAACGCATACCCCCCATCGCTGCGCGTAATGTCCTGCGCGTCCGGGTCATAGACCACCGACAGCGGATCGGGGACCGCCGCGATCCGAATGTCCTGGTGAAGCGGATCGACGTCGTTCAATTCCGTCAGGATGCGGATATGCCCGATGCCGCACGAGACCGCGCCTTCCAGCGCCCCGATATAGGCCGCCTTGCCCCGGCTGCGGTGCTCGATGTGGCGCAACAGCCCTTCGCGAAGCTGCGCCGCCTGCTCGGCGCCCTCGTCCGCCGGGATGACCTTCATCGCCGGCGGGTTCTGGCGCACCTCGCCCGTGACCCGGCGGATATACTGCCCGATGGTGTTGACCGTCAGGCACGGCCGCCCCGCCGCCTCGCGCGCCTTGCGTTCCGCATCCGGCCACTGCTCGCCCGCGCGGAAACGTAGGTCTTCAAGCGCCTCCGTCCGGTTCGTGCGGTCCCGCTCGACGGCATACTCGTAAAGCTCGCGGGCTTCGCGATGGTCGATCATGCGCGCCCCGATGCCGATTGTTTCCGTTGCCGCGTTTTTTGGTTACGAGAGCTTTGCGACCGCCTCGGCGATCTCTTGCGCCACCGCGGCCCACATGTGTTCGTCGAGCGCGCCCCGGAACCGCACCAAGACAGTATGGTCGCCCGGTTGCAGCTCGTTTACGTCCACAAACGGCAGCACTTCGCCGCCCCGCACGAGTGCGCGCACGCAGTCGCCCATGACCGACACCCGGTAGTTGCCGAACGTCTCGACCCGCATCATCCCGCCATCCACGACGTTGACGTTCCCGCCGGCGCCTTGAACGCCTGCGACCAGTCCACTTTCGGCGCGGGCGCGGTCATCGACGGAAACAATTCCGTCAGCGCCCACACCAGCGCGTCCGCGCGATCCGGCGAGCCCGAACCCTCATAGCCCGCGGCCGTGATCATCACGAGCTGGTCCTCAAGCGCCGGAAACGCCCCGACGTGGCTTACCCGCCCCTGCTCGTAAAGCGCGCTGATCGGCTCGGCGCGAACCGCCTTGCCCCGCGTGGCCCGAACCTCGCGATAGGACAGCCCCGGCGCGACGGCGCGCAGCACGCTCGCCACCATCTCGCCGCCGTTGTTCACTTCGGCGACCACGCGGTCGGCCTCGAACTCGTGCGCCGTCGAGACCACGCGCCGCGCCCATGCTTCCGGCGTGCCGCGCATCGAGCGGTCGGCGAGCACATACCCGCGGCCGTCGTCGCCTATCGCGGCGCAGACAATGCCGCATTCGTCCGCCGCCTCGCCGCTCGTCGCCGGCGGATCGACCGCGACAACGATGCGCGTCAGCGGAGGCGCTTCCCGGCGCCGCCACTCGTCCAGCCCCCGCCGCGTCCACAGCGCGCCCGGCGCGTCGTCGAGGATTTCGCCGTCAAGCTCCTGCCGGCCAAGGCGCGTGCCTGCGTATCGCGCCTCAATCTCGCTGATGAACCCCGCCGCGAGGTTCGCCCGGTTGTCCTGCGTCCGCCCGCGGGTCACAACCACCGCGTCGCCCCGAGCGGCCCGCGCCACAAGCTCGCGCACCACCGCAATTGCCCGCGGCGTCGTTGTCACCAACTGCCGCGGGTCCAACCCTAGGCGCAGGCCGAATTGCAGCATGTCCCATGTTTCTTGAGCATAGCGCCATTTCGCCAGCTCGTCCGACCATGCGCAATCGAACTGCGGCCCGCGAAGCTGGTCAGGCTCCACCGCGTTGAACAGCGTGGCGACGGCCCCGTTCGGCCACGTCACCCGGCGCTTCGACGGCTCGTAGATCGGCCGCTCCCGTGGCGGATGCACCGCAAGAATGCCTGACGGGCCTTCCACCATCACGTCGCGCGCGTCCGCCGCCGTCTCGGCAATCAACGCGATCCGCGACGCCTTGCGCGCCGCCACCATCTCGCGGACCCATTCGGCCCCGAGCCGCGTCTTGCCGAAGCCACGCCCCGCAAGCGCGAGCCAGATGCGCCAATCGCCGGGGGGCGCTATCTGCGCCGGCCGGGCATGGAAACCGCGCCAGTCATGCAGCAGCGCCGCCGCCTGCCCTTCCGTCAGGCTATCGAGGAACCGCGCCCGCTCGATCTCAGGAAGCGCCGCCAGACGTTCCGCCGGGCTTCTCGGATCGGCTGGCGAGGAAGGCGGCGAGTAGGTCACGGGCGGCGCTGTCCTCTACCCGGAACGGCTCGTCGTCGTCGTTGGCGATAGCCTGGACCGCGCGGCCGTCCATGCGGTCGCCGATTTCCTTGATCGCCGCCATGTCGCCCTCAAGGGCAAGCTCAACGCATTTGTCCGCGATGGCGCGCAGGTTCTTCTTGCCGCTGGGGTCGCCGGCCCGCACCTCGTTGACGGCGATCATGAGCGCGTCGCGCCAGTGCTTTTCGCCTTTGCGGCCAGCCATTATTGCGCCCTATGTGGTTGCGTGGTTACGGCGTCACACATCCGCCACAGCAACGCGGAAGTCGTCGGCGGAAGCCTCCACCGGAAGCGCGCCCCCGTTGCCCAGGATGATCTGCGGGAGGGCGGCGGCGTCCGGGGTTGCGCCGACCGCGAATGCCAGCTTCACCTCGCCCCCGGAAACGGAGACCATGAGCACCTCACCGGTTGCGGCGCGGATCGTCGAGGCGGAATTGCTTGCCGTGGTCGTGATGACCTGCGAGGCGCGGGGGGCGCCGCGGAGGGTGGACGACGCGGACGACTGGCCGTGCTTGCCTGCCTGCCATGCCGATACGATGACGGTCGCCATGCCAGCCTCCGAAACGGAAACGCGCGCCGCGGTGTCATCCGGGCGCGCGTTTCGTGATCGTCCACATTCCGCTTATCGCGGATCGCGCAAGGGGTCAAGGGGTTTCTCACGCCCCGAAATGCTCGACAAGCGCCCGCGCCACCCGCCGAAACGCCGCTAGCGCCGGGGGCGGAACTTGATGCGGCCCGACCTGCTCGCCGGCGCGCAAGCACCACGCCCAATCTTGGCGGTCGGCCTTGCGGACGCTACCGAGCACGCCCTGTAGCGCCATCCAATGGTCGGTCAGGGTGCGGATGCGCTCGGCGTCGGTCGCGCCCCATGCGCTGCGGTCGCCGTCCATCGGCACGTCTACGCCGAGCAC